TTTCGAGCCAGGAAGCATCAACCGAGTCCTAATCCAGTTAGCACTGGCAACAGGAATCCCGATGAGTGAATGGCAAACCGCAGAGGAAATTCTTACCGCGTTAGAAATACTTAAGGAGCAAGGAAATGGCAGAGGCTAAAGTCGGATTGGATAAATCCGAACTTAGTGCCGTTTTTAAGGCTTTGAGAAACATGGAGAAGGGTGCAGAGGAGGCAGCGAAAAGAGATTCAGCGGCTATTTCAGAATTCGCTCGATCATCTATCATTGACTCCGCTGCCCTTCGCCAGCATGGTCAAGCCGTTGCGGTAAGAATTGCTACAGGTGCAAAAGTAAAATACTCATCTAAAGTTGGTGAAATCACTTACGGTTTTGCAGCTCAAAAATTTAGCGGTGGAGGAACGACTAAAGAACTTTGGGGCGGTGCAGAGTTCGGTTCTAATAAGCATAAACAATTTCCAGTTTGGTCAGGCAGGTTTGGTCGCGGTTCTCGCGGATGGTTTATTTATCCAACTTTGAGAAAAATTCAACCTGAGATTCTTGCGCGTTGGAACGCATCATTTACCAACATTTTGAAAGAGTGGGGATAATGGCAACAGGTACAAGAGCGTTAACCCTCAAACTCATTGCAGACATTGATGATTTTAATAAGAATCTAAACAAAGGCTCAACCGAGGTCGAAGGCTTTGGGGGCAAGATTGAAAAGTTTGGAAAGGTTGCAGCGGCAGCATTTGCAGCAGCGGCAGCAGCAGCGGTTGCCTATGCGGGCAAACTTGCCATTGATGGAGTCAAGGCAGCTATCGAGGATGAAGCAGCGCAGGTTCGCCTTGCAGCAGCACTCGAAAACGCAACAGGTGCAACTCGTGACCAAATCGCAGCCGTAGAACAACAAATCACAAAGACTGCCCTTGCAACAGGTGTTGCAGACGATCAACTTCGTCCAGCATTGCAACGCTTAGCACTTTCAACAGGTGACACGGCTAAGGCTCAAGAACTCCTTAACCTTGCGCTCGATGTTGCTCAGGCTACAGGCAAGCCACTAGAAACAGTCGCAAACGCTTTAGGTAAAGCCTATGACGGCAACACAACTGCCCTCGGCAAATTAGGCATTGGTTTATCATCTGCAGAACTTAAGACAATGAGTTTCACAGATGTTCAAGGCAGACTTTCAGATTTATTCGGTGGAGCAGCAGCAAAGAACGCTGAAACATTTCAAGGTCGCATGGATCGACTCAAGGTCGCATTTGATGAGGCAAAGGAAACTATCGGCTACGCATTACTTCCAATCATCGAAAGATTGGTTTCATTTGTTGTTAATCAAATTGTTCCAAACCTTCAAAAGTTTGCAAGCGCGTTCGATCCAATTGTCAAGGCAATCAACGACAACAAAGACTCATTCCAAAGATTGTTTAACTTCATTGGCGATTATGTCATTCCAATCCTGACCAATCTTGCAGGTGGAGCACTTCGAGTTGTTGGTGAAGTCTTTGGGAAAATCATTGGCATTATCGGTTCAGCGATAGACAAAATTGCAGACTTTGTTGAGTCGGTCAAGAACATGGTCAATGCAGTTATCAGTGCTTACAATCGCCTTCCAACTCCTGACATCGCACTCATTGGCGCAGGTGGTGGAGTAAGTGGTGGAGCACCTGGAGCAATCTCAGGCGGTGGCTCAAACGCTGCAATCCTTTCTGCGGTTACTGGACTCAGTGGCATCACATCGGGCATCTCAGGTTTAGCAGGTGCAGCAGGTGGCAAAGCAGGAACATCAGCAAACAAAGCAGCTCTTGCCAAACTTCAGGCAGATGCAGAAATGCTCGGTGCGTTAGTAGATCAACTCACTGGGGCTAATCAATACGCAACAACTTTGAGTCCTGCAGCCGCTATTGCTCGAGCAGAAATGGCAACTGCTCCGACTTACAACATCACCGTAAATGGTGCTATTGATTCAGAATCTACTGCTCGCCAAATTGTTGAAATTCTCAATGACTCTGCAGCTCGAGGCACAGTAGGTGCAGGTAAGTTGAACAATCTCCCATGACCGCATGGAGTCCTGTTTGGCAAGTTTCAATGAATGGTGGGACTTTCACTGAAGTAGCACTTTCAAACCTCACAATTTCATCAGGTCGAACAGACATTTATTCTCAACCTATTGCAGGTTATTGTTCAATTGAATTGGTCAACACCGATCAGTCAAATGTCAACATCGAAATCAATGACCAAATAGCAATTCAGGTCAAGGACTCAACAAACACATTTATTCCCATCTTTGGCGGTTTCATTACCGACATTGACCAATCCGTCAAAACATCAGGCTCAAATGCCATTGTTCAAACTTTCAAAGTTATTGCTCTCGGCGCTCTTTCTCGCTTGCCTAAAATTCTCACGGAAGGAGTGCTCACAAAGGACTTTGAAGGAGATCAGATTTATTCAATCCTTTCAGGGCTTTTGTATAACTCCTGGAATGAAGTACCTGCAGCTACTCAGTGGAACACTTACAACGCAACTGAAACATGGGCAAACGCTCAGAACTCAGGACTTGGTGAAATTGACCAACCAGGCGACTATGAGTTAACAGATCGATCAGCAGACACAACAGATGTTTATTCTCTTGTTGCAGCTCTTGCGACTTCAGGACTTGGCTACATTTATGAGGATGCTCAAGGTCGCATTGGTTATGCCGATTCAACTCACCGCAGTCAATACCTTGCAGCAAACGGCTATCTCGAGGTCACTGGTAATCATGCCCTTTCGCGTGGGGTTTCAACCTCTCGCAGAATTGGTGACATCCGCAACGAGGTAACAATCACCTATAAAAACGGTCAACAAGTAACATCGAGCGATTTAGACTCTCAGGCGCTTTACGGCAAACAGGCTCAAAACATTCAGACATCAATTGAGAATAGTGCGGATGCAACTGATCAGGCTGACTTTTACCTTGCCCTTCGTGCCTACCCTCAAAGCCTTTTCAAATCAATTACTTTTGAATTGACTAACCCTGAAATTGATGATGCTGATCGTGATGACTTACTCAATGTTTTTATGGGTTTGCCTATCGACATCACAGACTTACCTGCAAACATGACTGGGGGCAGATTCCAGGGCTTCGTCGAGGGTTGGACATTTAATGCAGGATTCAACAAACTTTCAGTGACTCTCAACTTGTCGCCTTTGGCATTTAGCCTCCAGGCAATGAAGTGGGAAAATGTCCCAATCACTGAGGCATGGAACACAATCTCAACAACTTTGGACTGGACTAACGCTACAATAGTAGCCTGATAAAGGAGAATAATGGCAACAACGACCAACTACGGGTGGACAACCCCTGATGACACTGCGCTCGTCAAGGATGGCGCTAGTGCTATTCGTACCCTCGGATCATCTATTGACTCAACCCTAAAAACTCAAATCGATGCACAGATTCCCGATTCATTGTTTACAACTAAAGGCGATATTATCGCTGCTACTGGAGCATCTACTCCTGCGCGTTTAGGTGTTGGAACTAATGGCTATTTATTAAGTTCAGACTCTACCGCTTCAACTGGGTTGGCTTGGACTGCTCCACCTTCAAGTGGAAGTATGACTTTACTTTCAACAACAACTCTAAGCGGAGCAAGCGTAACTGTTTCAAGTATTAGTCAATCCTATAATCATCTTTATATAGTTGCTTATGGTTTAACAAATGCAACATCAGACGGAAGTTTTCGATTAGAACCTAATTCAAGCGCATCACTAAGTCAGATGACTTATTTAACTGGAATAACTTTAAGTAGTAGCAGCAGCGACACTTGGAAATGGTCAGGCGACCAAAATAATATTTTGCGTACTAATTCTGCTAATACATTTACGGCAATTATTGAAAATTATTCAAACACTTCAACATACAAAAACATGATTACTCAAGCATTTTTTTTGAGTACAGGTCCTACACAAAGACAAGTCAATACTTTTGGTAGTTTTGTTTCCTTGTCTGCTATTACGGAAATCAAAGTAAGAAATGATGGCGGAAACTTATCAACTGGAACGCTTTTAATTTACGGAGTCAAATAATGTCTAAAACAACACGACTAATGGTACGCATCCACAATTTAGAAACCAATGAAATTATTGACCGCGAAATGAATGATGCCGAAATTGCCGAATACGAAGCAGACAAGACAACGCAAGCAATAGCCGCAGAAGCAAAAGCAAAAGCCGAAGCAGATAAGGCTGCTCTTTTGGCTCGCCTCGGTTTAACTGAGGATGAACTAAAAATTATTCTCGGATAATGAAGCCTAAGTTATCTAAGTCAGCAATCCAGTTACGAGAACAAATTGACGATGCCTTCGCCGATCGTGATCGTCGCTCGGACTCAGGGATTTACTCTGATGCAAGGCATGCTGCTCGTAAGTCAGACCATAACGCGGATGTCAACGGTTGGGTACATGCCCTCGACATTTCTCGCGGTTTATCCGAAGGGCGCGATGTCATGCCCGACTTGGTTGATCAGATTCGACTTTATGCCAAAAAACATGGACGATTTAGTTACATCATTTTTGACGAAAAGATTGCTTCACCCATCCTACGGTGGAAATGGCGCAAGTATAAGGGAATTAACAAACACACCAAACATGCGCATTTCTCGTTTCGTGAGGATGCGAAACTGGATGACTCGTTTTTCAAAGAAATCCCACTCATAGGAGAATAACAATGAACATGAAAAACCCTCTCGTCCTTACTGCAGGTGCATTTCTTTCTGCTTGGGCTGCTTCAAACTTCGATGTCGATTACCGTGCAATTCTTTGGGCGGTTCTAGCAGGTGTCTTTGGTTACGCCACTCCCAAAAAGTAATGAGCGCGGAAGGTTGGGCGGTTGTTGTAGCTGCTGCGCTGAGCGTTATTGGTTCATTTATTGGCTCGGTCAAATGGTTGGTAAAACATTACCTAAACGAATTAAAGCCAAATTCAGGCAGCTCGATGCGTGACGAATTAAATGCGCTATCCGTGCGTGTTGATACAATACTTCGCATCCTAGAGAGGTAACAATTCTCTATGGCAAGAAAAGCAACAAAGCAACTTCAGGATCAAGGCTATTCACCGCTTGAGGCTTATTGCATTGGCTTGCACGAATTTTGGAAAGGCTTAAAAAAGGCAGGATTTACAACTGACATTGCGCTCGGAATTATCTGCGAAAAGTCTGCGTATCCCGATTGGATTTTGCCTTCACCTATAAACCCAAACATCCCTGAGCCTGACTGGTATGACGACGATGATGAGGATTGATGACAAAAACAAAGTCACGGATTCTAGTAATTTCAGATTTGCAAATTCCCTACCATCATGAAGCTGCAGTAAAAAATTTAATCAAGTTAGTTAATCGAGAGAAGTTCGACCTCGTAATCAACACAGGCGATGAGTTGGACATGCAAGCCCAATCAAAATGGGCGAAGGGAACAGGGCTTGAATGGGAGGGTCAACTCGATGCTGATCGAAGCCTTGCTCAAGAAATACTTTGGGACTTACGCACAACAGACATCACTCGAAGCAATCACACTGACCGCCTTTATCACACACTCCTCAGAGGAGCGCCTTCACTTATAGGGTTGCCCGAGTTGGAATACCCGAAATTCATGGACTTTGCCTCTCTCGGAATTCGTTTCCACAAAAAGCCTTTTGAGTTCCATCCAGGCTGGGTTTTGGTTCATGGCGACGAAGGATCGATGAACTCCAACGCAGGACTGACTGCCCTCGGTTTGGCTAAGAAGTTTGGCAAATCGGTCGTTTGCGGTCACACTCACAGAGCGGGCATCAGTGCCTATTCTGAGGGCATAGGAGGCTCATACAGGACTCTTTGGGGCGTGGAGGCAGGTAATGTCATGGACAAGCGCAAAGCGTCTTATTTGAAGGCTGGGGCGGCTAATTGGCAAATGAGCGTGGCTATCCTTGAAACGCATGGCAAAAACCTTAGCCCGATGCTTATTCCTATCAACAAGGACGGCTCATTCACCGTTTATGGCAAGAATTATGGATGATCTAAAAATCGACATTTTAAGGGACATTGACGACCACATGGACGCGATGGAATTGTTACCGTTTCGTTATCAAAAATACCGCCATTTGTCTTAGGAGTGTGCAACCCTAATCCAGTAGCGAAATCCAGTAGCTGCAAAGGGAGCAAGAAATGACAATCAATTCATTAACAATCCTCACCGTCATTGGTGTTTGCATGGCAATTTATTTTGCTTATCGCTTAGGCGAGGAAGTTGGTCACGACCGAGGAATTGTTGAAGGTCGCAAGGCACTCAGAAAACAATTTGAGCAGGTGGGTCGATGAAGGCAACTAAGGCGCTCATCGATGCAATCGACATCATGCAAGATCGTGGTCGAATCTACGGTCATCCGAAAATCAATCAAGGTCGGATTGCTTCACGGCTATCCAATTTATTTGATTTCCCAATCTCAGACAGTCAAGCTGCGCTTGCAATGGTCGAGGTCAAACTCTCAAGAATCCAGGAAACACCGAGTCATGTTGACTCCTATGTCGATGCAATCGCGTATCTTGCAATCGCATTAGAACTAGCAACCGAGGAGGATGAACTTTATGTTTAATCTTGACAATTATGAGCCTGTTGAAAAACGACTAGGCAATCCAACAAAGGTAACAACATTTTGGGAGGACTATCCTGATGGGCGTGTCGAAACAGAACTTATTTCGTTTCAAGGTGATCGATACATTGTTAAAGCATGGCTTTATCGTACTTACGCGGATAGCGTGCCTTTCTCCTCGGGACTCGCGGAGGAGAGCGTTAGCAGTCGAGGGGTTAATGCTACTAGCGCGTTGGAAAACTGTGAAACTAGCGCAATCGGTCGTGCGCTTGCAAACGCAGGTTATGCAACTAAAGGCAAACGACCTTCAAAAGAGGAAATGATTAAGGTTGCAAGAACTGAAATTGCAAAGCCTAAAACCGAATACATTCCAGTTGAAAAAGAGGATGATCCCTGGACAATCAAAACTGTTGAAGCGCCAAAATCCGCAGCTGAGGCAGTTGACTTGGTGAAGGAAATTATAGGCGGGACAACTGACAAAGATGTTCCCCGTTGCCCTCATGGTGAAATGCACTGGGCGCATGGAATGACAAAGGCAAACAAACCGTGGGGTCATTTCAAGTGCATTGCAGCGGCTACAGGTGAATTGAATCGATGCCCTAAAGGCGAGGATGTCATTTGGTATGAAATAAGCCCTGAAGGTAATTGGCGACCACAAAAGAAGCGTGCATGATGGAAAACTATGTCATCGTTTCTAGAACTGCTCGAAACACTTCGCGTTGGTCAGCTGCTAAGGCTTACCCTAAATCAGGCACAACTCGATTAAAAGTCTATGAACTAATTGTTAGCCGTGGCATGAATGGCATGACTGATCAAGAAATTCAGGACACCTTGCACTTATCAGGTGACACGGTTCGACCATCTCGAATTAAATTGTTAAGGGATGGATTTATCATTGATACGGGAGAAACTCGAATCAACAGAAATGGCAATCCATGCGTAGTTTGGCGCGCCATAGAAACAGGAATGATGATCTAATGGGCGAAATGGTTATTTTTAGCGACGGTGAAGCAACGGTCATGGGTGGTGAATTTGATGAACCGCAAGAGATTGTTATTTATTGCGATTTATGCAATGAACCTTTGGCAATTAGTCCTGTTGCAACTGATGAGGTTTTCCTTCAATGCTTAAGATGTCACGCAGTCAATGGCAAGCCAGCATCGCAAGCATAGAGGCTACGCGACCGAAAGGTTAGTTGCCAACTACTTGCAGCAGTGGTGGAGCAACGCTAGTGTAGGTCGAGGTCAAGGCGCAGACATTCAAAATGTCCCGTTCGACATTGAGATTAAAGCGCGTAACTCACTTGACATTAAAGGGACACTTCGCCAAATCAAAGCGCGCACTGCCAAAACTGGGGAGTTAGGTTTTGCATGTTTCAGACTCAATGGGCAAGGGGAAGCATCAGTCGGGGAGTTCGTCTGCATGTTGCCACTGAGTGATTTGGTTCAGTTATTAAGAAAAGCAGGTTATACAAAGATTCCAGCAGACATTGATTGGGAGAAGTCACTGGTTCGCTGCGATAATTGCGGTAACTGGAAAGTAAAGCATTGGAGTTGTAAAGCCTGTGAATCGGAGAATCATGCCAACCTATGAATACCGTTGCCCTTTATGCAATTTGCAAATGGAGTTGGAGTTGCCAATGGAGCATGACTTGGTGAGATGCCAGGACTGCGGTGCTCAAGCAAACCGCATTTATTCTGCTCCTGGACTCGTATTTAAGGGTAAAGGGTTTTATCGAACGGACAACGCATGAGAATCCTTAACCTTTATGCAGGTATTGGTGGAAATCGCAAAGACTGGGGCGATGAGCATGAAATCACTGCAGTTGAGTACGATCCTGAGATTGCAGCTATCTATGCAGACCTGTACCCAAAAGATACATTGATTGTTGGCGATGCTCATCAATACTTACTTGAGCATTACAAAGAGTTTGATTTCATTTGGTCAAGCCCTCCCTGCCAAAGTCATAGCAGCTTTAGGTTTAACATCAATGTCAGGTTTCGAGGCACTCAACCTAAGTATCCTGAGATGAGCCTTTATCAAGAGATAATCCTGTTATCGACTCACTTCGATGGCAAGTATGTTGTCGAAAATGTTAAGCCTTATTATAAACCTTTAATTAAGCCTACTGTAGAACTACAACGGCATTACTTTTGGACTAACTTCGACATTCCAGTCATTAAGTTTGATACAGATAAATTGAGAACTGCTCAAATTCCTGATCTCCAGGAACTACATGGAGTTGACCTTTCAAAGTATAAATTGAGCAATAAACGACAAGTCTTGAGAAATTGCGTTTTATCAAAAGTTGGGAGTCACATTCTACGACACGCGTTCTGACCAGCACTTATAGAAAAGGATTTGACATGACCAGTACACTCAGAGGGCTAGAGCACACCAGGTGCTCAGAGCGAACCGTGAAGCGGTTAGTTCGCTCGGTAGCAATCGTGTTGGGGGGCGCTCTATGCTTCTCCTTCGTATCAGCAGCTAGTGCGACAAACGCACCAACAAAAACATACACACCAAAAGAATTTGCTCAAATACAATTAACAGGTACTTTGTACAAATGTTTAAGTATTTTGTACGGAAAAGAAAGTGCATGGAATCCTTCTGCACGCAATGGTTCTCATTACGGTATTCCACAAGGTAAAAGCGAATTCCTAAAAGATGCTGATCCAATCACTCAGGTATTGTGGGGACTCAAGTACATAGGCAATAGATACGGCTACACTTATACACATGAAGGACAACAACCTGACACATGCGCTGCATTGGAGCATTGGCGCAGTAAGGGATGGCATTAGTGCCTAGACTAGGAGCACAATACAAAGGCGATCGATGCAAACTTCCAGTGTTTCATCCAGTCATCTTGGGCATCTATCCAGTCAGTCAATACAGTCACGGCTCAAGTGCTAGATGGAGAAAACGCAGAGCCATAATCCTCAAGATGCATGATGAGTGTTGTGTCTATTGTGGAGATGAGGCTAACTCAGTAGATCACATAATCCCTATTAGTAAGGGTGGCACGGATGACCTCAACAATTTAGTAGCTGCATGCGCTAGGTGTAACTACTCATTGGGTAATAAGACAAAGGTTGTGAAGTGGCTAAGGTAGGTTACAAAGGTAACTGGTCGAGATGGAACAAGACTAGGTTGCAGGTACTTAGGAGAGATGGTTATACCTGTCAGATTTGCGGTCAATAATTTCATTGGTTTCTAAATTGTGGATGCGTACC